AAATGGAAAAGGAATTCAAAAAGGGACAGCTGGTAGCCTACTGTCCAACAGATGCAAGAGGAAAAATCTATAAAGTTGAAATTGGAGTTTTCAGCAAATATACAAAGGACAAAAGGGGTGCATTCATCTGGTATCACATGGGAGGTACATGTGCTTGTACTCCAATAGAACACTTATACCCAATAGAAAATGACAACTATATTGTCATTGGACATACATTCAACAGCTTAGATAAGGAGGAAATATAATATATGAACGAATTTAATTTAGATGCTTTTTCTTCAAGTTTAGACGAAGCAATCAAGTATATAAAAGTAAATAAATCAGTAAACATAAATGAAAGATATAGAATCGAAACAAATAAGAATGATGAAATTGTTAAAGTTTATGTCATTGAAAATGGAAAGATAAAAACTGTTGCACATTTCAACAATGGAAAATTAATTAGTGAATGTCAAGGAGGATCAAAAAATGGATAAAAAAATAACAATCAATTCTCTTGAATTGGAAAATGTGAAACGAATTAAAGCAGTGACTATTACACCTACAGAAAAAGGGTTGAATATCATTGGTGGGAACAACAGACAGGGAAAAACATCAGTTCTTGACAGCATTGCATGGGCATTAGGTGGAGAAAACTTTAGACCATCCAAGCCAACAAGAGAAGGGTCAACGATTCCACCATATTTGAAGATTCAATTAAGCAATGGAATTATCGTTGAAAGAAAAGGGAAGAACAGCTCTTTGAAAGTAACTGATCCATCTGGAAAGAAAGCAGGCCAAACATTATTGGATGATTTTATTGAAAAGTTAGCTTTGAATTTACCAAAATTTATAAATTCATCCAATAAGGAAAAAGCCAATATTCTTTTACAGATTATAGGAGTAGGAGAACAACTAGCTCAATATGAAATGCAGGAAAAGGAATTGTATCAGGAACGATTGACAGTTGGACGTATTGCTGACCAGAAGAAAAAGTATGCTAAAGAACAGATGTATTACGCAGATGTTCCTGATGATCTTATTTCTCCACAGGATTTGATTAATCAGCAACAGGAAATCTTAGCGAAGAATGGAGAAAATCAGCGTAAAAGAGAAAGAGTTCATCAGATTGAATATCAGGTATCAACTCTTGAACAGGAATATGCTGCATTGATGAAACAGATTGAGGCTAAAAAGATTGAACTTGAAAAGGCAAGAGAAGACTTGTCTATTGCTCAGATGGATGCTCTTGATTTAATTGATCAGTCTACTGATGAATTGGAAAAGAATCTTGCAGATATTGAAGAAACAAACAGAAAAGTACGTGCAAATCTTGATAAACAGAAAGCTGAAGAAGATGCAAAACAGTATGATGAACAATATGATTCATTGACGGTAAAGATTGAAAATGTCAGAAAACAGAAGATGGATTTATTAAATCATGCTGATTTACCGTTGCCTGGTCTTTCTGTAGAAGATGGAGAACTTACATACAATGGAAACAAATGGGATGGTATGAGTGGCAGTGATCAACTAAAAGTATCAACAGCTATTGTTCGCAAACTTAATCCTAAGTGTGGATTTGTATTGTTGGATAAGCTTGAACAAATGGATCTTGATACACTCAATGATTTTGGTCAATGGCTAGAAAATGAAGGTCTACAGGCGATTGCTACACGTGTTTCGACAGGTGATGAATGTTCAATCATCATAGAAGATGGAATGGTTAAGCAGGTACAGGAAGAAGTTAAAGAACAACCTAAATGGAAAGCAGGTGAATTTTAATGGGGTATGAAATTACAGAAGGTATCGTAAACAGTGCACAAAAAGTTGTCTTTTATGGTCCAGAGGGTATTGGAAAATCAACTTTTGCATCACATTTTCCTGATCCTTTGTTTATTGACACTGAAGGTTCGACCAAGAAACTAAATGTCAAAAGATTACCAAAGCCAACAAGCTGGCAGATGCTTATAGATATGGTCAAGTTTGTTATTCAGACAAAACCATGCAAGACTCTTGTCATCGATACAGCGGACTGGGCAGAGAGATTATGCGTTGAAGCAGTATGCGCATCTCATGGCAAAAAAGGCATTGAAGACTTTGGATATGGAAATGGATATACATATGTTGCTGAAGAATGGGGAAGATTTCTCAACCTTCTACAGGATGTTATTGATATAGCAAATATCAATGTCTTATTGACAGCACATGCAATCATCAGAAAGTTTGAACAGCCCAATGAAATGGGAGCGTATGATCGCTATGAGCTTAAATTAGGAAAGAAGACAACTGCCCAGACAGCTCCTATTACAAAGGAATGGGCTGATATGGTTCTTTTTGCAAATTATAAGACTTTCAGTGTTGCTGTTGATGATAAAGGAAAGAAACATAAGGCACAGGGAGGACAGCGTGTCATGTATACAACACATCATCCGTGCTGGGATGCAAAGAATAGAGATGGATTGCCAGAAGAGTTACCACTTGATTATAGTGCAGTTGCACATATCTTTGATAATCAAAATGATGTTAAAGAATTAAGTGAGGTCTCAACATTTACTATTGAACAGCCAAGTGAAAAAGTATTGGAGCCTGAACCATTGGATCCAATTAAATTTGATGATTTAGAAGTTCAAGAATTTGATGATGGAATTCCTAAGGCTTTAAAGGACCTTATGAATGTTAATATGGTTACCGAGCAGGACATCATAGATGTTGTAGCAATGAAAGGATATTATCCTGCAAATACACCTATCAAGAATTATGATCCTGGCTTTATTGAGGGTGTGTTGATTGGAGCATGGGACCAAGTATTGAATATGATTCAGAACAATAAAATGCAATTTTAAGGAGGAAAATACGAATGGAAGTAATGGAAAGAGAATTTGGATGGGATGATGTCATCCAGAAAGATAGTGAATTTATTATATTGCCTGAAGGAGATTATGATTTCAAGGTAGAGTCATTTGAAAGATCAAGATTTGATGGAAGCGAGAAAATGCCACCATGCAATATAGCCATTGTTAAAATCAGAATTGATGATACTACAACTGGTCAGTCTGCTTTTGTCAATCATAGATTAATGCTGCATAGCAGATGTGAATGGTCATTGAGTGAATTCTTTGCTGGCATTGGTCAAAAGAAGAAAGGTGAGCAGTTAAAGATGAACTGGCAGATGGTTCCTGGCTCAACAGGAAGATGCAAGCTAGGTATAAGAACATATAACGGGAATGAATATAATGAAATCAAGAAGTTCTATCCAAAGGATCCTAGTTACAATCAGAAATCTCATGTAAATGGCGGATATACTGCTGGTCAGTTCTAGGTGAAACTTATGGAATTTAAACCTAGACCATATCAAAAAGAGGCACAGGATGCTATATTCAAGCAATGGAATGAAGTTGATAGAACACTGCTTGTCTTACCTACAGGATGTGGAAAGACAGTTGTTTTTGCTAAGGTAACAGAAGAATGTGTTAGAAATGGGGACCGTGTCCTCATTCTTGCACATCGTGGAGAATTGCTAGAACAAGCTGCCGATAAAATCAAAAAATTTACTGGTCTTATGTGTGCAACTGAAAAGGCTGAAGAAACATGTCTAGGAAGCTGGTTTAGAATTGTTGTAGGTTCTATACAGTCATTGATGAGAGATAAGCGACTAAAACAATTCCCATCAGATTATTTTGACAAGATTATAATCGATGAGGCTCATCATTGTTTAAGCAATGGATATCAAAAAGTGCTTATGCATTTTGATCATGCAAAGGTACTTGGCGTAACAGCTACTCCAGATAGAGGAGATATGAGAAACTTAGGAAGTTATTTTGAATCATTGGCCTATGAATATACATTACCCAAGGCAATAAAAGAAGGTTTCTTGTGTCCAATAAAAGCTTTAACTATTCCACTTAAACTAGATTTATCAAGTGTTGGAATACAGTCTGGCGATTTTAAGGCTGGAGATTTAGGTACTGCACTTGATCCTTATTTACTATCTATTGCCGAAGAGATGAAAAAATATTGTACAAACAGAAAAACGGTTGTATTTTTGCCACTTGTTAAGACAAGCCAGAAATTTACGGACATATTAAATAAAAATGGGTTTAAGTCTGTTGAAGTTAATGGTGAAAGTAAGGAAAGAGCTGAAATATTGAAGGATTTCGAAGATGACAAATATAACGTTTTATGTAATTCTATGCTGCTTACAGAAGGATGGGATTGCCCATCAGTTGATTGCATCATAGTGCTTAGACCAACGAAGGTAAGAAGCCTTTATAGTCAGATGGTTGGCAGAGGTACGAGACTCTCACCTGGAAAGACTGAACTATTATTGTTGGATTTCTTATGGCACACAGAACGACATGAACTTTGTCATCCAGCATCTCTCATATGTGAAAATGAAGAAGTTGCGAAACAAATGACTCAAAATCTAGAAAATGAACCAGGAGTAGCAATTGATATTGAAGAAGCTGAACATATTGCATCTGAAGACGTTGTTGCAAAACGTGAAGAGGCATTAGCCACAGTTCTCGCAGAGATGAAGAAAAGAAAGAGAAAGCTTGTGGATCCTCTACAATTTGAAATGAGTATTCAGGCAGAAGATTTATCGAACTATGTTCCAGCATTTGGATGGGAATGTGCTCCTGCAACAAAGAAACAAATTGAAGCTCTTGAAAAGTTTGGAATTTTTCCTGATGAAATAGACAATGCTGGGAAAGCAAGCATGTTGCTCGATAGATTAAATAAGCGTAAGCAGGAGGGGTTATCTACACCAAAGCAAATCAGATTATTAGAAGGACGAGGCTTTAACAACGTAGGAATGTGGACGTTTGAGCAGGCTAGTCATATGATTAATCGTATTGCTGCATCTGGATGGAGAGTGCCAAACGGTGTAGTACCTCAAGAATATATTCCTAATAAAAAGGATTAACCTATGGAAAGAGATTTAAATGAATTATTAGAGTATATCGATCCTTCAACACTTTCATATCAGGAATGGATTAATGTAGGAATGGCCCTTAAGCATGAAGGATATGCTGCATCAGATTGGGACAGGTGGTCATCAAATGATTCGAGATACCATCCTGGAGAATGTTACAAAAAATGGGACACATTCAATGAAGGAGCATTGTCAATAGTTACAGGTGGAACAATTGTAAAGATGGCCAAGGAACATGGGTGGATGTCACGACCAAAGAAGGAAGATTATGAATTGAACTGGGATTCAACCATCAATGACGAACAGGTTATTGTCGATAAGGATTGGATAGAAGGTCAAACAATCAATGAACCTAGACGCTGGAGTCCTGCAAAGCAGATTATAAAATATCTTGAAACTTTATTTGATTCAACTGATATTGTTGGATATGTAACAAGAACATGGAAAAAGGATGATAAATATCTTCCTACTAAAGGAAATTTCAAAGAAACGGCAGGTGACATCATTTCTAGGTTGGCAAACTGCAACGATGATATTGGATCGGTATTTGGCGACTATAAGGAAGAAGCAGGTGCATGGATACGTTTTAATCCGCTTGATGGAAAAGGTGTAAACAATGCTAATGTCACTGAATTCAGATATGCATTGGTTGAATCAGATACAATTGAGATTGAAAAACAAAATGCCATCATAAGAGAGCTTGAACTACCAGTAGCGTGTCTTGTTTATAGTGGCAAGAAAAGTCTGCATGCCATTGTAAAGATAGAAGCAGCTGATTATTACGAATACAAAAAACGTGTAGACTTCTTGTACATGATCTGTAAGAAGAATGGTCTTGATGTTGACACACAAAATAAAAATCCATCTCGATTATCCAGAATGCCTGGGGTTATCAGAAATGGGCACAAACAGTTTCTTGTAGATACGAACATTGGAAAATCATCATGGGATGAATGGAAAGAGTGGATTGAATCGGTTAATGACGATTTGCCTGAACCGGAATCATTGAATGATTTCTGGGATGATATGCCTGAACTGGCTACACCACTTATTGATGGAGTGTTGCGACAAGGGCATAAGATGCTTCTTGCAGGGCCATCAAAAGCAGGAAAGTCATTTGCTCTTATAGAGCTTTGCATTGCAATAGCAGAAGGGAATGATTGGCTTGGATTTAAATGTGCACAGGGGAAGGTCATGTATGTCAATCTGGAGCTTGATAGAGCATCATGTCTGCATCGTTTCAAGGATGTATACAAAGCACTTGGATTAACCCCAAATAGTCTTTCTAACATTGATATATGGAACCTTAGAGGTAAATCCATACCAATGGATAAATTGGCTCCAAAGCTTATAAGAAGAGCTTCAAAGAAGAATTATATAGCAGTTATCATAGATCCAATATATAAAGTTATTACAGGAGATGAAAACAGTGCAGATCAGATGGCTAACTTCTGCAATCAGTTTGACAAGATATGCAATGAGCTTGGTACGGCAGTTATTTATTGCCACCATCATTCAAAAGGCCAGCAGGGCTCTAAAAGATCTATGGATAGAGCTAGTGGTTCTGGAGTGTTTGCACGTGATCCTGATGCATTGCTGGATTTGATTGAGTTAGATCTTAATGATGATGTCTACAAGTATATGAGAAATGATGCAGCGTGCAAGTGCTGTGTTGATTATATTAAAGCTCATAATTCGGCTCTGTTGGACGAATTATCACAGGATGATGTTTTATCCCAAAGTGTCATGATTGAGTTCTGTAAGTCAAAATTAGGCCGAAAATATTATCAGGAACTTGATGGATTAATCAACAGAGCGAGAGAACACGTTACATCAGTAACAGCCTGGAGAATAGAAGGAACATTAAGAGAATTTGCAAAGTTTTCACCAGTTAATTTGTATTTTGATTATCCTGTACATACAGTTGATAAAACAGGTGTATTGAATGATATAGATCCTGATGATGTGAAGCCTCTGTGGAAGAAGGCAAAGGAGGCACGAAAGAGTCCGGAAGAAAAGAAAAATGAACGTATGAAAGCACTGGAAACTGCATATGAAGCACTGAAGATTGATGGTGAAGTTACCATAAAGGCACTGGAAGAATATTTTACATTAAGTACAAATGCAGTACGCAAGAGAGTTGACGAACATCCTGATTTCACCCGAAAAGGAGGGATTGTTTTAAGAAAAGAATAGGGGTCAAAAAACATGAAAAGTGACGGTGACCCCTCTAGGGGGTCAGTCAGTCAAATAACAAGTAAACTGACGGGTCAGTCGAGGGGTCAGTGAATATATATACTATGTATATATATTTAGTGACGGTGACCCCTAGGTAGAAATTACTCGTGCATGTCATTGCGTGGTAAGTAGTCGTGCGTATAGCTGGCGCACGACGCCTACTAACCCGCTTGCAATGACTAGTAGGAAAATGAAGGGGGAGTTGATTATGAAGAAGATGATTGAATTCTTTCTGCCAATGATACCTCCAACTGTTACTGCTCAACAGCATAAGATTGGTAATGGAAAGTTCTATGATCCACAAGAACTGAAATCAGCTAAGATGAAAATACGAGATGCTCTGATACCTTTTAGACCAGATGAACCATTTGATGGTGCCTTAAGACTGATTGTCAAATGGTGCTATCCAATAACAGGAAAGCATTATGATGGTGAGTATAAATACACTAAACCTGATACAGACAATCTCAACAAGGCTTTAAAGGACATCATGGAAGATTTAAATTTCTTTGTTAATGATTCAAGAGTGGCGAGTGAGATTATTGAAAAATTCTGGGCAGAGATACCTGGTATATACATAAGGCTTGAAAAATTATGAAATATGAAATCATATACGTAGAAGCTTATTCATTTCAGGATATGATGGATGTTTATAAAAAGCGATATGAACCAAATTATCAGCTTATTGGATATAGATTCAGCTCTCTTGACCATGAAGGAGAACTGGTCTTATATCCCAAAAAAGTTAAGAAAGGTTAAGAATTTATGATTGGAGTGAAAATATGAAACAAACAACAATGATTTTTCTCTTAAACGTTGCAGTAATGATATTTACAGCATGGTTAATATATTATTTCAATAATGGGTGGTGGATCTTATTATTTATCATCTGTTATTTTGGAAAGCTAGAAATAAAAAATACAGGCGATAATCAAAATGAATGAAAAAGATGAATAAAAAATTTGTAGAGGTGAAAGAGATGAGGCGAAATAAATATCAAAAAGCATTAAAGAGAATTAGAAATGATTATCTAAATAACCATAATCCTGATTGTGATATTCTTGAAGAATTAGTTGATAAAGCCACACCTAAAAAAGCAAAACCTATGTATATTCCATTGGTCTCCACTCCTTATCGTTGCCCTTGTTGTGGCACTTTAGTAAAAAATGAAATAGAAGAATTTAATTACTGCCACAATTGTGGTCAGGCGATAGATTGGAGTGATGATTATGCCTAACTGGCTTATTAATTTCTTCGCAGGATTAGGAATATTGGAAACTGCGTTATTGTTTATTGGTGGGATTATTGTTTATGCAGATATCAAACGTGCTGATCAGGAGGACTAGGAAATGGATTCATATGAAAAGGTTGAAAACTATCTAAAGAAATACCAAAGCCTTAGATACGACATCATTCTTTATGAGAACAAGATGGGTGGTCTGAAGGCCATTTCCTATTCTCAGGAAGAAAAAGGCACAGCACAGGATGATATGATGCTGGTATACATGCAAAAGATTGAAGAGTGCAGGGAACAGCAAAAAGAAATAGAACAGTTCATTGAAAAGAGTTTTATTGGTATTGATAAGGTGATGATTTATGAAAGATATATAGAAAATCAAAGCTATACAGCAATTGGCAATAAAGTTCATTTCTCTTCTGTACATGTGAAAAGACTCATTAGAAAAGCTATATATAGATATCTGGCTAGATAATACAAAAAAATGAATGTAAAATGAAAAGATGTTAAAAATGTTAAACATGTTAATCGCATAGTATGATATTATTATAATGTCAGGAACTGGCAAAGAAGAATGAACATTTCCCCAATATTCGAATATCCCTTGTGAAAGAGCAACACTAGTTGTTCTTTTTTTGTGTGTGCCACGCATGGCATAAAACTTGGTGGTGAAAGTCCACTGTGGAGGTTTCGTACTACCAAC